TCATCTAAGTCATTAGAATCCATACGTCCTATGCAATATTCATAGAACTTCTGCATACCAACAGAAGCATTCACAATTGCGAGAACTTGTGTCTTGGGAATGTCAGCTTCACTTTCTTCAGCAAAGTGTATCCAACGAGTCAGTGATAGAGATTCTTCAACTCCATCACCAGTTACTCTTGGGACTGTCATCACTTTCATTGGAAAGCGAACATTGTATGTTCTAGGATGTTCGTCTGCAATCAAGTCACAAACTATTTCCTCACCACTTGACAGTTTCATTATTTTTATTTGAGGTTCTGTCATTTGAGTTTTATCCTATTAATTTCATAATCAAATTGTTCTTCATTGTATATACTTATACGTTCCAAAAAGTGTCCTAATGTGAAGTTGCGTTTAGTCTTATGGGACAAGTCATCTGCTAAATCAAAAAGGGTAGCACTATCTTTATTGTCCCCTTTACGCAAACCTCTTCCGATTGATTGCAAGGTTCTAACTCTGGATTTACTTGGAGATGAGAACACGATGTTATGAAGATGGCGAATATTAATACCAGTGCTAAATGTGCCATAAGACGCAACAATGATTGCGCTCTCTTCTTTTTCCGTGATTGCCCGAATCTCTTCACGAGTCTCCGTATCTGTCCCACCATGAACATAGAATACTTTTCTATCGGTGGCTTTGTTAATTAAATCATAGAGAACATCACCATGTTTCTCTACAAACTGAAATAGAACGAGTGTATTGCCTTTGAGGTTTAGAACCAAGTCACGAATGAACTCATTGCGTTTTGGATGTGTCACAATGAACTCCATCTCTTCTTGATACTTCATATCCTTCACAAGTTTACATTCGTGTTCTGGATATGTCAAGACTAGAGCTTTAATTTTGAATGATGCAAGTGTCTTCTTGTCAATCAACTCTTTCGTAGTAATGACTTTATTTAGAGTTCCAAAGAGCCCTTCAAGGACAAGACGGTGTGTCTGCATNCCATCCAATGTCCCTGTCAAACCAAACCGATACTTACATTGATGTAATTTCGACATGATACCTGTGAGTGACTTTGCCTTAAACAAGTGTGCCTCATCACCTACCACCATTCCGAACTGATCGAAATAACTCTTAGGGAATTTGTGGATGGATTGCCATGTCGAAATCACAACTGGTTTGGTTACGTTCTTATCGTGTCCACTATAGATTCTCTGAATATATGCGTCTAACCATCCATAGTCGATAAAGTCAGAATACATCTGTTCTACCAAAGATGTTGTTGGAACAAGAATCAGAATCTTATCGTTTTTATGGTCATTTAACAATAAATGGTAATATCTTATCAAAATATAGATAATTAAAGATTTACCAGAAGCAGTAGGACTAAGAAGAAGAGCCCTATGTTTTCCAATTGCGTGTTGTATTGCATTAATTTGGTAATCACGAGGTTTGATACTCTTTCCTTGAGACTTAAGTTTGAGTCCTCTGATAAACCCTTTGAGAATGTCTTCACTGATTTCTTTTTCATCTTGTAGTTCCTCACTAATGGTATAAGGTTCTTCCCACTCATCCAACCACTTAATAAGATATGGTAGAAGTCCAACGTATAGTTCTCCTGTCGCTGGTGAGAAGAGTCGAATTTTGCCATCCCATATACGATTCCTGTATGCGGGCATGAACTTTGCGCCAGGCACTTCAAATGTGAAATGCTCTGATAACGAACGAGCGGTTGATGGTTCTGTGTCGATCTGAAGATAGACTTCATTCTTCTTAGAAACGGTTGTCATACTACCCCATCAACAAATTTACGCCATTCAATTGCGTTTTTGATATCCCATCCACGTTGTTGGATTTGTTTCAGAATTCGTTCACACGAATCCATACACATAGAATAATACTCTACCTTCTGTTTGAGTTTGATGAGTTCTTCATCTGACTCCAAGTAGATAGGTAAGTCTGCTTTGAGAATTTTGTGTTCGAAAGGATTGTCTCTGTAGACATGAGGTTCTGCCTTACCAGAGTAATANTCCCACTTCTGTCTATACTTAACACGATAGTTGCCATCGTTCATCAACTTGAGTTGACGAAAGTTATTATAGATGGTGAGATATTTTTGATGGAGTGATGCAGAACGAAGAGATTCGTTTGCGAGTTCTAAGTCATCAAACTTAAGGTCTTTTTCGGCCTGCGCTTGCAATTCTTCAAGTGTCATAATAATTCACATCCTAATAATAAAGTGTGAGCAGAATCGGTGGACTTGCTTTTCTACATTGTCCTACAGAGAGGACTCAAACAATTAAACTGTTCAAGTTTACCTCATCTGCTCATAGTTATTTATAAAACTTCAATTTCGTATAAATCGTAATTGAAGGTAACAGCGGCAGTCATGTTTTGTGCTTCTGTATCTTTTGTATCAAATGATAATCCAGATAGTGAGGTTGGGTATATGTTTCTGAATAGAACTCTCAACACTGGATTGTTTTTGTTTGTCAGAATAGTCAAGGTTGCATCACTAGTAAGAGCATTCTTATTAGAAGTAGAACCTTTGTTTGCAGTGAACTTCTCATTCTGTGCATCAGTCATTGCATCTGCAAATTGTTGTGGCGTTTCTGGGAAACCAATACCTGTCATCCAATCATGAATCTCACGATAGTTGGACATATCTTCTTGAACATTCATCTGAATCTCCATAGGAGAGAAATCCAACGTATCCCCCATAAAAGGCATCGCCTTATAACGAGAGTTCATAATCGCATCACCAGAAAATGCAATGCCTGGCAAATTGACTTCAGTAGTGAAATACTGGACATTTGGAACTTTTAAAATGTCGAAACGAAACTGTGTTGGACGCAAATAGTCCAAGTTAGTTGGTTGACGACTAAGAACATTAGAGCTTACTGGCATGATAGTTTCCTTTTCATACTTCTATTTATACCGCCCATAAAAAAGGGGAGTCCCGAAAGACTCCCCAAGTAGGTTGATTAACTCAACTCTTATTATTACATGATGTTAGTAACTTTAACACGTCTGTAATAGTTGTTAGCGTTAGCAGTCAATGCACCACCACCAGCAGTAGTTCCCTCTGCGAATGGGTTTGCAGTCATGCCGTAACGAGTCTTGAACCCGATCTTAGGCTGGAATGTGTTTTCACCAACCGCACGAACCATCTGTAGTGGAACGTATGGGCAGTAGAACAAACCAGCGTCATAAGGAGAAGTTCCCTTATAACCTACAGTGTAATACTGAGAAGCAGCATTGTTTGCACTGTATGGGTCGATGTAGACTTTGTAACGTCCGTTAAGAACACCAGCAAATGTGTTGCCAGAATCGTCAACGTTTAGGTTGTTGTTAAGTGCCGGAGTGTAATCCAATACACCAGCCATCTGAAGTGCAGAAGCAACGTCAGAAGAACAGATGATTGTGTTACCTTTACCACGGCGAGTTTGTTGTGCGATTGCGTTTGCATCACGTTCAACTTGGAACATAAGTCCTTTGAACTTCTCAACACTCCAACGTCCGTTTGAGTCAACGTCCATGTCGAATGTGCCAGCAGTTGCTGTATCGACTTGTGCGCCAGGCTTCGCAATCGTGTAGATTGTGCGAATGACTTCACGGTTAATCTCTGCAAGAATTTCAGCAGAAAGGATGTTTGCAAGTTCTGTTTCAGCGTCCAAACCATGAATCGCTTTCAAGTCCTGTGCAAGTTCCATTGTGTATTCTGCTTTAAGAGCACGAGATTTCGCTTCAACAGACTGTTTCTCAATTGAGAACGCCATTTCTGCGAAAGAGTTACCGGCAGAGTCACCTAGTGCTTCAGCAGCAGCAGTTGCCATACCAGCACCGTTAGTGTAGGTGCCTGGAGTTCCGTCATTAAGAACGGCAGGGTTTGTTCCTACTTGTGCGCCTGTGCCTGAGAAGTCAGTGTCCGCTTCGTTGAACATTGATTCTGTGCCAGATTGGTTAGTGTAACGTGAACGCATCGCAAAGATAAGTCCAGTTGGGCCAGTCATTGGTTGAACACCTGCCACATCATATGCGATGAGGTTAGGCATAGAACGTCTGACGAGTGAGATCATAATTGGATCCCAATTGTCAACTGATCCACCAGTTGCGTTAGTTGGTGCAGCTTCGCCGAGGAAACCTCTGTCTTCACGAAGTGCTTTTTCTTGGTTTTCGAGGATAACTGTGGTTACAGCCTTACGATATGAATCATTGATCTCTGGAAGATCGTTATGTTCAAGGACTGGCTGCCACTTTTCCTGTAGATGTTCTGTCTGGAACATTTTGTTTCTCCTTATTGAGTTTTCTTTTTATAACAATATTTATACAATCTGCAATTTACACTGCGGATCATTTAGCTCGCTTTACATTTTTACTGATAGCAGCCATGTAAGCGGCCATTGCACCAGTTGTATCGAAGGCTTCGGAATCATCAGTTTCCGAGTCTACAGATTCAGCGATAGTGGTTGCCTTAGGGAAATAAGATTCCTTAAGTGTGTCGAGTTTCGCTTTAAATGCATCTGCATCTGTGAACTCAACGTCTTCTGCAAGACCTTTAAACTTCTCTACCTCTGTATCGGCGAGGTCGGAAGAAATGTCTGCAAAGACACTTTCACGAACAAGTTCGTTGTTCTGCTTTTTTAATTCAGCAGTCTTTTCGATTTGTTCGTTAAGTTTTGATTCTAGAACATCAATCTGTTCAGACTGACTACCTAGAATGTCATACTTTTCATCTGGAACATCAATGTAATGTTCTTCAAAAAGTGACTTAAGACCTGAGATGAAGTCTTCTGCGATTTCGCCCTTGAGACCACGCTCAATAGCAATTTCGTTTTCTTTCATCCATTCTTCAACAACGTAAGTTAGATACGCATCAACCTTTTCAGTCAATTCTGACTTAACGGNTTCAACTTCTTCTGCAACTTCTTGTTGTTTAGCAGATTCAATACGAGCAACTTCTGAACGAATTTTGGACTTAACCGCCGCTTCGAAAATTGTCGCTGCTTTTTCTTGAAACTCTTCTGATAGTTCTTCACCAGCAGTTAGTGCAGAAACATCTTCAGAAACGTCTACAGTTGCAAGGCGGTCTTCAAGAGTAGATTCGTCAACTGACTCCTCTTCCTTCTTTTCCATTTCGCCACACATTGCTTCATATGCTGCTTTGAGATCCTGTGCTTTCATGCTTTCCATTTTCTGTTGCATTTCAGCTTTCATCATCTCTTTAGTCATACGAG